ATGGATGACTGGTATATCATGAACCCGAGCAAAGAAGAATTGTTAGATTTGCTGGATCATATTCATCAGATTGCAGAAGAATATGGAATCCATATCAATAGGAAGAAAACTCGAATTGTGAAGATTTCCAGCACCTATAAATTTTTGCAAATCAAATATAGTTTGACTGATTCCGGTAAAGTAATCAAACGAATCAATCCAAAGAGAGTTACTGCGATGCGTAGAAAACTCAAAAGGCTCGCTGCAAAAGTGAAGAATGAGGAGATTTCGTATGAAAATGTAGAAAATATGTTTCGAAGCTGGATGGGTGGTTTTTATAAACTTCTATCCAAAGAACAAAGAAAAAATTTAATAGGTCTTTACGAAGATTTATTTGAAAAATCGATTGAGATTGTCAATAAAAAGATGATTATAGTCGATAAAACAAGATAAATATGGGAGGGTACCTATATGGAGCCATGGTTTCAAATGGTAGCGACGATTGTATGTGCAGTTGTCGCTTCTTCTGGTTTTTGGGCATACATCCAGAAGAGAAGCGAGAAAAAAGATGTGAGAACACAGATGTTGATTGGGCTTGCTCATGACAGAATCGTATATCTTGGCATGTCCTATATCGATCGGGGATGGATTACGCAGGATGAATATGAAAATCTGCATGATTATCTCTATAAGCCTTATGAAAAAATGGGAGGAAATGGTTCGGCGAAGAAAGTTATGTCGGAAGTCAACAAACTACCCATTCATAAATCAACATATACTCAAAAAAATCAGTAGGAGGAATCAATCATGGAACAGATTATGAATTATGTAAAACCGGAACTGATTGTTGTAGCGATTGTTCTGTATTTCTGCGGAATGGCATTGAAGCAGACACAGGTGGTTAAGGATAAATATATCCCTATGCTTCTGGGGGCAGGAGGAATCGTTCTTTGTGGAATTTGGGTTCTGGCAACATCGCCATTAGGTAACGGTCAGGAGATTGCTATGGCGGTCTTTACAGCAATTGTTCAGGGGATTTTAATGGCAGGTCTCAGTAATTATGTAAATCAGATTATCAAACAGACAAATAAAAATGAGTAATTAGAGCGGGAAACCGTTCTTTTTTATTTTTAAAAGAGAGGATGATACGAATATGGCTATTAACAAAGTAATTTATGGTGGACGGACACTGATCGATTTAAGTGGCGATACTGTCACTGCTGATAAAATTCTCGATGGATTTACAGCTCATGATAAAAAAGGAGAGACTATCACCGGTACTTGTAAGTACGATGTAGATTCTAGTGATGCGACGGCTGCTGTTGCTGAAATTCTTCAGGGAAAGACCGCTTATGTAAGAGGTAAGAAACTGACTGGTACTATGAAAAACAATAGTGCTGTGGCTGGAACAATTTCTTCTAAGGATGAGCAATATACAGTTCCTCAGGGATATCATGATGGTTCTGGTAAAGTTGGAATTGTAGATACAGAAAAAGAAAAATTGGTTCCTGCTAATATTCGAGAGGGTATTACGTTGCTTGGCGTTGAGGGAACGATGTCCGGAACAGAAGACGCCAAACCACAGGCCAAGACAGTTACACCGAAAACCACAGAACAGACTGTATTACCAGATACTGAAGAAGGATATAACTACTTATCACAGGTTACAGTTGCAGCAATTCCGTATCAGGAAAGTGAAAATCCCGCTGGAGGTACCACGGTAACTATCGGGTAGAAGGGAGGCTTAAATGGCTACAAGTAAAGTCGTTTATAGCGGTAAGACCCTCATAGATCTGACCGAGGATACAATCACAGAGGAAACATTGTTGCGAGGTTATACAGCGCATAAAGCGGACGGTACAAAAATTGTAGGGACCGCATTTAAAGACTACCCTTCGAGATATTCGTTTCTCGATACCCTTCAGGATTCAAAGGGGGAGAATATCCTTGATAAAGCGAATAATGTAATACAGGGTGAAACGGTGTATAAAAAAGTGTAGAAATGTCGTTTATTTCTTGAGTATTCCTACATTTTGCTGGAAGAAATGGCTTAAAATCAAGGTTTCCTGTTTCCATCGAGGAAGCAGCAAAGGCTGGTAAATTCTAAGAAACCGCGTATTTATAATTCTTTTAATCAAAGTTAGATACAGCAAAATATAATAAAATAAGATACTTTAGTACTTTATTAGTATACACAAAAGGAGGGGGATTATGCCCCTCCTTATTGAGTTTTCAGTACATCGATACTATCTGACAGTGACTGATTGACAAGTGGTATCACAGCAGGTAAAAAGATAATTAATGGAAAATTTGTCAGGAGGAGATCTCATGGATAAAAATATACAATATATTCTGGAAGTTGCCCGTCAGGCCGGGATTACGAAAGCTGCCAATAAACTGTACATCACTCCTTCAGCATTGAGTAGATTTGTGCAGGCAAGAGAAAGTGAGCTGAATGTTCTTTTGTTTCATCGGATTGGAAAACGTTTTGTTCCGACAGAAGCCGGAAAATACTACATTCAGAAATGTCAGGAAATAGAACAGCTTCAACTGGAACTGAATCAGCAGATGCAACATTTTGCCAATATTAGTAATAAAGTGATTCAGATAGGTGTACAGCCTTCATTTTCTACAGTTGTTCTAGATAAAGTCCTTCCTGCGTTCAGAAAAATCTACCCGGATATGAAAATTGTTCTCCAGGAATATTCAGCAGCGAATCTTATGGAAATGCTCCGCAGACAGGAAGTGGATGTAATTCTTGCCACGACGGATAAGAGAGATTCGGATTATGAATATCAGCTTGTAAAATCCTGTGAAACTGTTGTTGCTGTAGAAAAAAATCATCCACTCATAACACAGGCTGTATTACGTGAAGGATTTCGATATCCGTGGATCGACCTGGCGAAATGTGCAGGAGAAGAAAACGTAATGCAGCTTCCGGGTACGACATTTCGGCAGGAAGCGGATGAACTTTATGCCCGTAATGAGTTAATTCCAAATATTGGTTATCAGATCGGTGGAACCCGAACAGGACTTGCCTGCGTAGCCTGCAATCAGGCGGTTATGATCACATTGGATCATATGATCTTCAACAGCCTTTTTTCAGACAGGATTGTTCCGCTTTCCGTCGGTGAAAAGCCTTCGCACACAGAACTGAATCTGGTTTTTATGAAAGACACGGTTTTCCAAAAAGAGATTCAGAAATTATATAAAATTATTTGTAAACAAGTCAGGTAATCTTGAGTGAAACGAAAGATATCTTGAAAAAAGCGAACTGTACTTTGGGTTAATCCTGAGATATGATATAACTATTGTTAAAATATTATCGTATGCAAAGGAGAAAAGTATGACACCTTTACAAATTACCTTAGTGATCCTGCTGATAACGATTATTGCTTTTGCATCTGGCAAAATTCCGATTGCAGTCATTTCGTCCGGAATTATGATTGCACTTATCTTGACAGGAGTCAGAACCCCGGGAGAAGCATTCAGTGGATTTATTAACACAAATGTTGTTATGTTTGTTGCAATGTTTGTAATCGGTGCGGGGCTTACTAAAACAAAGCTGATCGATCATGCACAGAATCTTGTTATCCGTTATAAAGAGAATCCTCGTATGCTGATTTTTTTATCCTGTCTGGCAGCATCTCTTATGGCGTGTATCACAAATGCAACAGCAACTGCTGCAATTATGATTCCGCTTCTTGTTGGGATTGCCAATGATATCGGAACCAGCCGCAGTAAACTTCTTTTTCCGGCTATGGCGTGTGCAAATGTTGCTACTTCCATGACCTTTCTTGGACAGGGTGCCAGTAATATGACCTGGAACGATATCATGATGGAAGGCGGCGCACCACATGCATTGCATGTATGGGATTTTACCATTGCACGAATTCCACTGCTTGTTGTTGCAATCGCTTACATGGTTTTTATTGGTCATAAACTGATGCCAGATATTGACAACAACAAATTCAATGACAGCGTACATGGGACAGAAGCGTCTGAAAAGCTGAGTCCTTTTAAAGAAAAACTCGCCCTGATTATTGTTCTTGGTACGATTGGCTTGATGCTTTTTGAAAATGTGATTGGTATAAAAATGTATCTGATTGCCTGTATTGGAGCGGTCCTTCTGGTGCTTACCGGCGTTCTCTCCGAAAAGGAAGCACTGAATTCGATCCACCAGCCGACAATCTTTCTGTTTGCGGGTGTCCTGTCTCTTTCAGATGCGATCAAAGTGACCGGAGCTGGTGATCTTGTGGCGGATTTGATGATTCGGATTCTTGGCGATACAGCAAATCCATATATTATGATGGCCGTTTTCTTCATGATTCCATTCCTGCTTACACAGGTAATGTCGAATCTTGCAACACTGACGATTTTTATTCCACTGGTTACATCTGCCTGCCTTAAAATTGGCGTGGATCCGCGTGCGGCGGTTGTTGGTGTCCTTACCGCGAGCTGTATTTCAATTATGACTCCGATGGCGGCACCATGTCAGATCATGATCATCGAACCAGGTGGGTATACATTTAAAGATTATCTGAAGTGTGGAACACCGCTGGCAATGATTCTGGCTTTGATGACAATCTTTTTGATGCCATTGATGTTTCCGTTTTATTAAAACGATGATTGTTTCTTTAAAAGTCCATAAGTTTTTCCTATGATACTATACATATCATTAATTTGTTATTATCGCAGATCATTGGATATAATAAAAACAACAAAGAAATGCACAGCAGTGCAGATGTGCAGGAGAAGGAGGATACAGGCAATGCCAATGACAAAACCTGGAAAGTTTGACAGCAAGGGAGCATGGGACGGATTCCGTGGAGAAATCTGGCAGGAAGAGATCAATGTCCGTGATTTTACTACACACCGTATGATGGAGATGAAAGCTTTCTGGCAGGACCGACAGAAAGAACAGAAAAACTGTGGAATCATGTACAGAAACTTCAGAAAGAAGAAAGAGAAAAGGGTGGCGTTCTGGAATGCGAAACAGAAGTTGTTTCCGGTCTGACCGCTTACGGACCTGGATACATCAGCGACGATATGAAAGATCTGGAGCAGATTGTGGGCTTACAGACAGATAAACCGCTGAAACGTGCATTCATGCCGTACGGTGGAATTAAGATGGCTGAAGAATCCTGCAGAATGTACGGATATGAGCCAAGTGAAAAAATTCATGAGATTTTTACAAAATACCACAAAACTCACAATCAGGCAGT